CTTCAACTAGGGTTAACAGTTGGGTGTAAAGCCCAAAGCTGGTCATTAAAATGATAACAGCTTAATCAATAGAGACACTACCACACGTAATTGACAGTGCCTCGCTCCAAAACACAAATTTTCTCTCCGTGGTCAAACACACGACAGTTCAAATCTCTCCATGAGGAGCTGCGAAATTTTTTCTTTTTTACCGCCCAAAAGCGGCTGAGACGTTTACGTACGTCATCATAATAAGCCTCACCTCCCGCAAAAGCGAGCCTTATAGTATCTTGGGTCATCTGAAGCTCAATATCATCCGGAAAACCCCTTGGCATCCATTGACAACACTCTTCCACCGACTCCTGAGCCAAAGGAGCCAAAAACAACCCTCTTCTCCGATATTCCAAAATCGGATGAGGAACAAACTTCCTCTTTAGAAATGTGGCCTCTCCCAATGATACAGTAGGGCGGGGATTATCCGATTTTGTAGAATCAGTAAAAACCAACCCCACCGCAGCAAATGCAATGGAAAGGCTACCCACATTGAAAAGTGGAGCCGCAACAGGTGAAACAGAGGCCAACAAATCATCACCATAAGTGACCAACTTAACATTTGCGGAAAAAGCATCCAAACCCGCAAACCTCGTTCCCTCCATAATAGAAAGCCACGCATAACGCACAAGAAGCCCATTAACCATCGAGTTCACAATAACAGTCAAAGGATTCCCAGATGGCTGGCCGCCCAAAACTCGATACAGTGTTCCACCCGCCAAGTGGAAAGCATAAATCGACTCATAAGCCAAACACCTGGCCTCCACAACTGGAAAATCCACAATGTTCAACTGACACCAGTCAATAATAATATCGTAGGCGGCAACCACAAACTCAGCCGGCAATCTGTCCCCAAACTTAGAATAATCACCCTCGACCAAGTGGCTCCATCCCCTATCAATAAGAAAACGCGCCAAATCACCCCACTCAGCACTGTCCACATTAATACCAACACGATGCTCAAGCGAGCAACGACCAACCTGATACGCGGAAACAAATTCTCCAAAAAGCTGTTTGCACCTTATAGTGTAGCTAATGGGACTCATCGAAAAGATCCTCGTCTTACCGCACAATGCAACCTTATCCTTGGCCAAAAGCTCATCCTTCAAGCAATCCACAAAAACTGTCTGCCAAGGTCTTCCCTGAATACGTGAAAACCTTTCAATAAGCATGACTCGCTGGAGCAAAGGGGACAAACAGACTCTTCCACTCTCAATTTTAACAAAATCACGCTTACCCCCAAAAGAAACATTCCTAAACATAAATCCAGCACTCGTAGCCAAATCAATAGGATTCATCCCCTCTCTTCCCGGCATACCCATCACCGCATCATCAATCGATAAAACAGAAGGATCAGCGGAAGTAGGAACAGCTCCAGCCAAAACCAC